CATCCACAGCATCAAGGATTACGTGCTGCTCAACTGTGAAACGCACAATGCTTATAATGCCTCCGGATTCTGCAACGAGACCATCCTTTCAGAGGATTTCCCGGAACTGCCGGAGGGAAAGACACAGATCACATGGACAGGCGGTATCACAGCGGTGGAGGTGACTCCTCGCTGGTGGACGCTGTAAGAGGGAGGTGCTGCCAGTGATCCCATGTTTATATGCATCAACAGAGATGAAGTTCAATCACAACGGCATCGGAAAGCTGGCAGACGCACAATCCTGCACCGTGACTGAAAAGAGGAACGGCAGCTATGAGCTGAAGCTGGTCTGTCCGGCAGATGGCATTCATGCGGAAATGTTGGAGGAAGGGAATATCATCCTTGCCAAGCCATCCGATACCATGCAGCCTCAGCCGTTCCGAATCTACAAGATTACGACTCCGATTGATGGCAAGCTGGAAGTGCAGGCACGGCATATTTCCTACCAGCTCAACTTTATCACGGTATCGCCGTTTTCAGTGACCGGCTGTGTCGGGGCAATGCGGGGGCTGAAAAGCCATGCGGCTTCTGACTGTCCGTTTAATGTCTGGGCGGATGTGGAATCCAGTGCAACCTTTACGTTGGGAGTTCCATCCTCCTTCCGAAACTGCCTTGGAGGTATGGCCGGGTCAGTTCTGGATGTTTTTGGCGGTGAGTTCGAGTGGGACCGGTATACGGTCAAGTTCCATAAGGCCAGAGGTGCCGATCATAACGTCCACATCATCTACGGTAAGAACCTGACGGATTTCAAGATGGAAAAGTCCATCGAGAACACGATTACAGGGGTGCATCCGTACTGGGTAGACAACGAAACGCAGGCAGTCATGGAACTGCCGGAGAAGGTGGTGCTGCAAAGCAAACGGTCGATCCCCTACCAGAAGATCACCGTGCTGGATTGTACCAGCAATTTTCAGGAAAAGCCGAGTGAAGCGGCACTTCGGGAATACGCACAGAACTATATCGACACCACGGACTTAACAGAGCCGGAGATCGATATCAAGATCGACTTTTTACAGCTCTGGAATACGCCGGGGTATGAGGACATTGTGGAAGCAGAGCGTGTTTCCCTTTGCGATACGGTCCATGTGTTTATCTCAAAGCTGGGAATCGAAGTCAGTTCCAAAGTCACCGAAACCGAGTATGACACGCTGCTGGAACGCTATAACAGCATCACGCTTTCAAACTCCACGGTTAGCAGCCGGAATTCCTCCCTGACTGGTTCGCTCAACAGTATCCGGAATACAGCGACGATTGCCTACGACACTGCCGTCCGTGCGGAGACTGCAGTTGGGGAGCAGGTCGGTGGAATCACAGCGTCTATCATTTATGACGGTGCGCTTTTTGCTGCGCTGTTTGGACTGCATTATAAAAATGAAACTGACAGTAAGGGAAACACGACCCGGTATGCATTCAATGCGGCGACTTTGAAACAGTCAACGGTCGCATGGAAGAACAGCTCTGCCGGGTTGTTTGTATCCACGGATGGCGGAAAGACGTGGGGCTATGGCTGGGAATCGGATGACACCGCAGTAGAAACAGCGATCCTGCTGGAACAGACCCTCAAGGAACTGGATGACCGATACAAGAAAGCTGCGGAGCTTTCCGAAGAGTTGCTGAAAGAGCTGGATGAGCGGTATAAGACGGCAACAGCACTTTCTTCCGAACTCCAAGAGCAGCTGGATCAGCGGTATGAAACTGCAAAGAAGCTATCCAAGGAACTGTATGGGGAATTGGACAGACGGTATGGAAGTGCCACGACACTCTCGGAAGCACTGCAAAAGGAATTGGATGAGAGATACAGCGTGGCAAAGAAGTTGTCGAAAGATGTCGAAAAAGAACTGGATAAAAAGTATCAGCCGAGTATCCCAGTATCGGAAACCGCACCAGAGGAGCCGGGGAACGATGCATTGTGGGTCGATAAGAAGAATCTGCGGCTGAAACTGTGGGATGGAGAAAACTGGCGGACTGTTGGATATGAGCCAGAAGACCCAAAAGAACCAGAGAAACCAGTAGAGCCAGAAGAACCGGACAACACCGGGCAGGGAGGAGGCGAAAGCGATGGCAGTAAGGAGGAAACAGATAGTGGAAACACAGACACAGGAAGCACAGGAGATGGCAGCGACAACAGCGAAACCAGTCAGGATCTTTCAGGAGATTGAACTGTCCTTCACGGAAAATCTGATCCCGGTGCAGATTCCGGTCAAACAGTTTGACAATCAGGCACGAAAAGTCAGATGCCGACTATATCAGAATTCGGTGGAATATGTTGTGCAGGAAGGTACCATCGTCAGCTATTCGGGTACAAGGCCAGATGGAGCGGTATTCCAGTATTCCAGCGAATCCAGACCGGAGCTTGTGTTTGTGGATTCCGGTACGATCATTCTGACCGTCACTTCTTTTATGACGGAAGTGTATGGCCGTTTTCCAATTGACATTTACCTTCTTTCTGATGATGGGGATGTACTGGGAATGTTCAACCTGACGCTGAACGTGGCACGGGCAGCAATCACGAACCGGAAGATTGCAACGCTGACCTATAAGCAGTGCGTGGATGCAACGATGTCTGGCATTCAAGGTTTTTATATTTCCGAGGATGGATATCTCGTCATGGAGTCGGACGATGAACTGGGCCTGATGAAAGGTTCCTATTCCAGCACGATGGAAAAAGTGGCAGCAGATGTGTATGAGAAGATGGTCAACAGCTCCATTGACGGAAACGGCTATCTGAATTTTCAGTCCTGGGATGATCTGGGGCTGGTGTTTTCTTTGGATGAAGAATCACAGCTGGCCGTCCAGTATGGAGAAGAAAAAGAACAATGATGCCGGAAATCCGGTAGGAAGGAGATACAATGGGAGAATTTCTTGGAAAGAGAGTCATTCCCCGGCATGAGGGAGACTGGGACAAGGCGAGAAGTTATGAACCGCTGATGATCGTCCTTGACCCGGAAACGGGGG